GCACCGCGTCCGATACCGTCACCCGGAACACCCTGCGCCGGGACGATCCAAGCCGCGTGAACCTGACCCGCTTCGCAAACTCACCCTGCTTGCCCAATGACTGTTGCGGCTTGAACTCGTTGAAGGTCCGCCCGCCATCGTCCGACCAGTCCAGCACGATCTGCGGGTCCGATGACCCGATGGTGGTGCCGCTGTTCATGACGAATTCCAGGTTTCGGAACTTCGCCAGCCGGTTGGTTGCGTCAACGAACGGGGCGGACGTGGCCGAGGAAATGATTGTCTCTGACCATTCCGTGTGCGTATCCGTGTCCAGCCTGCCGATCTTGCCGCTCAGGGCGTCCCCGACATAGTGATTGCCGAACGCCTCCGCGTGACAGGTCACACGCCAGTCGTTGCGGTCGTACGACCCCCGGTCATGCCAGAGACCCGTGCGCGCGTCATAGACGAACGTGTGAAAGCCGGGAAAGCGCAGCACGTAGAACTGATGCCCGCCCTTGCTATACGCAAACCCTTCCGCGTTGCTGATGCTGTCCAGCGCCTCGATCTGGCTTTCGATGCCGAATGTCGAAATCTGCACCGGGTCCAGCCCGTTGGCCTGCCTGACCGTCCGGTCATTCGCAAGCCAGAAGATCGTATTATCCAGCCTTGCAACTGATCCCGTGGCCCCGCAACCGACTTCCATCACCGCGCCCTGAATGCGCTCGAACGGGAAGTCCACGTTGCCGCTGTTGAAGAAGAACTCGGTCGTCTGTTCCCCGAACAGGACCAACTGTCGCCGGTCGGAGACGATGGCCACCAGATTGTCCGGTGAACCCTCAGCCGAGGCGAACTCGGTCCCGTCATAGGCCAGCGGGTTGTTGATGGCGCTGATGAAGAAACTGTCGGTGCCGTCCTCGATGAAGATGAACCGGCCATCCTGCCACGCCACGTCCTTCGATGCCTTGAAGTCCGCGTCGGTGATTTCCGTCAGGGTTGAAGACGTGGCCACCCATCCCCGCGAGCCGGAGAGAATGACCCAATTGGTGCCGTCATGCGCGTGGCGACAGGGGTTGCCGTCATCGTTGATGGTGCCGAGGTTCGTTGTCGAACCGGCGCTGTCGATGCGCCAGACGGTCGTATCGACCACGGCATACAGATAATCGCCCATGGCCTGCATGGCCCGGACCACCTGCCCGCTCAGATCCACCGAGGCAGCAACGCCATCGGTCCCGAGCAGCGTGACAGGTTCCGCCGGGTTGTCGGGGTTGTTCTCCGCGAAATAGTTCAGCAGCCTTTGCGCCTGCGCCGGGAGCGCCTTGGACTGGTACGACTGACGGGCGAAGATGACCGCAGGCATCAGAAGTATTCAGCCCGGATCGGTTCGCCGGTCGTGTCCCGCTTGGCCGTCAGTGCCACCAGCCGGGTATAGGCCGGGGTTGCCTCGCTGCGAAGCTCCGCACGTAGCTGCACGTCCACTTCGAACGCCTTGGCTACCCGGAACGCAACGATGGCCTTGAACGGCTCCACAACGTCGTCAGGAACCGCGCTGGTGGCCCAATAGCTGATGCCGTCCGCAACCAGTTCCTCGTTCAGTCGCTCGATGGCATTGTCCACGCGGGACGCATCAGCCGCCGATGGCGTTTGCCCCGCCGCCACAACGGCAAGGTCTTCAAGAACCTCATTCCTGATCTGTGCTTTTGCGACTGACACGGCGGACCTCCGCAAAATGGTTGTTACCCCGGAGCTTCCCGATAAGGAAAGCGTCCTTTACCTCCACCGCCTCACCCATCGGGAAGCGATGACCGAACAGCGTGACCTCCGAAGGGTCCGACTGCCCGTTACCAATGAACTTGAACTTCATGGGATCAGGGGCGACCCGAAAGCCGCCCCGTCAACCTCAGACCGCGTAGTTCGGGTCGATGAAGTACTGCACCCACACCGTCAGGGTGCCGGTGCCGCCCGTCGCAGCCGCCGCGTTGGCCTCGACCTGGATCGTGGTTTCGGCGGAGAACTTCTTGGCCCCGGCGGTCATCAGAACACCACCAAGCGGCATGTTGATGCCGACTTCCGGCTTGACACCGGCAACAGCATCGCCGGTCCAGACGCCGAGATTGCCGAAGCCGTCAGGGTCCGCAGCGTCGGTGCCGTTCGCGGCCCAGCCCACGTCCATGTCCAGTGTCTCGGTTGCGTTGGTGTCGAGGTCATCGGCATAGACGCGACCATTGAACACGACAGCATTCGCCGGAACCTTGCACATCTCGAAGATGTCGCCGTCCTCAACGTTCGCAGCCAGTTCATAGGTGCCAATTGCGACCTTGACGTTCCCCGCCATGCCGTCACCGGCAACCGGGAAGGTAGATGCCGCCCGTGTGGCGGTCAGAGTTTCAGCAGCCATTGTAATGGCCTCCTGTGTCTTGAGAGAGAAAAGGGGCCAAGGTTTCCCTCAGCCCCTAGTCCGATCAGGAATCCGCGACCGCCGCGAAAAACCCGGTGGCAACGCCATGGTCCTTGAGGTCATCGGTGTCACCCAAACCCGAGCCGAAGGTCAGCTTCTCGACGCCGTACATGGCCGAAACCGCGCAGCCATGCTTGAAGCCGTAGTCGAAGACCTCGGTCGTGGTGCGCCAACGCTTCGCCCACGCAAAGCCGAGGGCCTGCGCGCCGCAAAGGTAGATCGGGCCAACGTCGATGCTGGAACCGCCAACACCGGAGATCACCCCGATGTCATCGACTTCCTTCACGACGATGCCGTCCCAGACCAGATCCCCACCCTCGAACAGCTTGTTGTTCTGCTCGCGGATGACCACGTCGCGCTGTGCCTGGATGATGGTCGAATCATTCTTCAGGTCACGGAAGACACGCGGGTTGGCATAGGCGACGAAATACCGGCGATTGCCACCAGCCACGCGGATCGGCTTGATCTTCGGGCTGGCAGTCAGGGCGATACGCTTCAGAAGCGACAGGGCAGACGCCGTGAGGGTGTCGTTCGTGCTGTCGATCTGAGCCAGCGCCGCCGAGTGGTCGTTGCTGGCGTTGTTGCCGACAGCCGCGCCAAACAGCACACGGTCTGAGTTGTCAACCAGCCAGGCATCCTTGTTGGCCTCGGAAGCGGAAGCGTAGGCAGTGCCGTTGATGGAACCCAGGGCCTCGATGATCAGATCGCGCTGATCTTCCATGGCCCAGTCCATCAGCGTCGGCTTGGCTGCATTGCGCAGGCTGATTGCCGACTTCTGCTCTTCCTCTTCATCGACACGCACACCGTTGCGACGGGTGGTGACGGTGACGCCGTGCGAGCGGCTGGTCAGGTCTTCCTCGTTGCCTTCCAGCGTACCATTGCCGGTGACACCACTGTTCGTCAGGCGGTTGACCAACGCATAGTTGATCTGGTTGCCCTTCTTGGTGGTGAGGTTTTCCTTGACCTGAATGATCGAGGTTTCGCCAGTACCCATCGCCGCCTTGAAGGGCGATTCCTGGATGTACTCACGGAAGAACTTGTCGTCCCACTGTTCGACAACAAGTCCGGTAGCTGCATTGGTCTCCGCCATTGGGGAGCCTCCATGAAAAAAGACCCCGGTTCAGGGGGCCTTACTTGAGAAGATCATCCAGCGGTGTTGGCCCGCTGTAGCCGCGCGTTCCCGGCGGTTTTGACGGCACGTCCGACATGTCAGTCGGCTGCTGGATGGGTTGAGTGGCCTTGATCTCGGCCATGAGTTCGGCCTTCAGCGCCTCGCGCGTCCTGGCCTTCCATTCGTCGAGGTTTCCGATCTCTGCGATCTGCGTCTGCTGCTCGTGCCACTTCAGAACATGCCCGTAGGGGTCACGCTGCTGCATGGCCTGCTGTTGCATCGCGGGGTTCTGGCGCACGGCCTCCACCCACGCTTCGACAGCCGCGTCAACTGCCTGGTCACCCTTCGCCTGCCGGTGCATCATTTCCGACATGTTCAGGCGTTCATTCAGCAAACGCTGATCAACGGTCTGTTGCAGGGTGCGGTAAGCCCCTTCCGGGTCTTCCAGCGGGTCAGGGGCCGGTTGAGCCTCTTTCTGCGCCTTCAGATCCTTCCAGAACTGTTCCTGTTCCTCCAACGCCTGCCGCTTCCGGCGTTCGGCCAGCAATGCGGCTTCGGGAACCATCTTCTCCGTGGTCGGCGGCACCACCTCTTCAGGGGCTTCCTCGGCTTTCGCTTCGGGGGCCTCTTCGCCCTTTTCCGCAGGTTCCGGTTCCGGCGCTTCCGCCTTTGCCTCTACCTCCGGCTGTTCAGGTTCCTTGTCGTCCAGAATGTCCTGCAAATCGCTCATCGGTTTTCCTCAAACGCCCGTCATGGTCGGCGGCACCGTCAACGCCCGTTCCCCGGCGGCGGGTCTCACACGGTCTGCGCTCTGGCATCCGCGTAATTCTTGGCGGCGGCGCTGATGTCCTTGAGCGCGCTCGCGTTTGTTTCCTTGACTTCAGCCTCGGTCTTGGCGATTTCCGCCATGGCACCGCGCCTCGCCAGTTCCTGCTGTTCCTGCATCGCCTGCGCCTGTTCCGGCGACTGGCCACCGCGCATCCGGTCAAGCAACTGCTCCCGGTTCCGCAGGCCCGGCATCATCTCGATCAGCACGTCCGGCGGGAACTGAACCCCCGCCTGCGCCAACTGCACCACCCGGTCGAAGTTCTCCGCCATGATGGTGATGGTGTCCGGGGCATCCTCGACGATGATGTCAACGTCCAGGTCCGCCAGCGTGTTCACGCTCACCATCTGCTGCGACCGTGGATCCTGCTGCGCCAGCGCCATGATCTGCTGCTGTTTCGCGGGCGGTTCGTTGGCAATCTTTTCCTGAAGCAACTGGATCGCCGGAACCTGCCGATTGAGGCCCACGAAGCGCATGTTGCGCTCGTCATCCGTCACCCTGATCCAGCGTTCCTCGGTCCAGAACTGTTGCACCCGGTCCCATATCGCCCGGTACATGCGGATATTGAACCAGCGCAGCCGGTCCAGAAGCGTGGCAATCTCGGTCTGCCCGCCCTGCTGACTGGCAAGGATGGCCCGGCCCGATGCTTCCTCGCCCGCACGGCCTGTCAGGGCTGCATTCGGCCCCATCTGGTCCATGTCCGCCTTGATGTCCGCGAGCAGGTTGAAATGGCCGACGATTTCCTCGTTGTTTGCCAGAATTTCAAACCGCTTG